CCGGCGGATTCCCGTGTCAAGACATCTCATGTGCCAACCCAAGAGGAGAAGGGATTACAGGAGAACGGAGTGGCTTATGGTCTTATTACAAAGAAACCATTCGCGTATTACGACCCCGCTACGCAGTCATTGAGAACGTTCCAAACCTCGCTAACAAAGGACTCAACGTTGTGCTTGGAGACCTTGCCGAAATCGGGTATGATGCGGAATGGGAAATTATTTCTGCACGAGAAGTTGGAGCAAGACATCTCAGGAGACGACTTTTTATCGTGGCCTACCCCAACTGCGAACCTCAATATGTGCGAGCGGATGAAGAACGTGGAGAACGACGGGACGAATCGGCACAGTTTGACATTGCCGCAAGCAATTCAGATGTTCCCAACACCGACAAACTCAATGGTAACGATGGCGAATATGCAGCAAGCGAAATTCTCAGGGGACGACCCGAAAAGACCGAGTTATCAGGAGGCAAAAAAGGTGTGGCCAAGCCCCACACAGCGCGATTACAAGGACACGGGCGATCTTTCGGCAGTGCCAGAGAATTGTTTACTACCGAGGTGTGTCTTCAACTTCGAGAACTCCAGGAGCAAAATATGCGAGGAATCTGGCGAGCAGACCCCGCAGACGAACCGTGTGAATGGTCAGCTCAATCCAGAGTGGGTCGAGTGGTTAATGGGATTCCCCAAAGGGTGGACAGACTTAAATGCCTCGGAAACGCCGTCGTGCCGCAAGTCGCGCAGTTCATCGCAAGGAGGATTAGAGAAATAGAAAAATGAACATCGAAAAAGAGTTCAATAACAGAATAAAAACGCTGGGATTAGATAAAAAAGAGAAAGAAGAGCTATACGCTAAATATGTGGGGAGCATAAACAACGGATTTAAATGCGCATATTGCGACGAGAAGATGGATATAGAGTACGAAACCGAGTTAAGCTTCACGATAGATCACATTATTCCAAGATCAAAAGGCGGAGATAATGAAATATACAATTTAGAATTTGTGTGCCGGAACTGTAACTTTCTGAAAGGCGAAAAAGATGTAGACTGGTTCTTAACGAACTTAGACCGCTTAAAGCAAAGAAAGCAGAAACGAGAACTGTTCACTGCTTCTAAGAACGCCGCAAAGGTGACAGAGGAACGAGTAAGAGAATCATATAGGCAGATATTCAAAATGAGGGCTGCGAGATGAGGAAATACTTATCGCATGGGGTGGGTGTGAATTCAACGGCATTAATGCTTTTGCTGGAAGACGAAGGCGTGGAATTTGAAAGCGTATTCGTGGATCACGGCGGCGACTATCCAGAGACTAAAGATATGGCAATGGAAAACATCCCACCATTAACATCATGGAGTGGGACAGAGTAAGATGAAGAAAAAAACACTGAAAGTACACAATCCGACGGGGCTGCCGACCATTAATTATGACAAGCTCAAGCAGCTGCAGGGTGACCTCAAGGACCTTCTGGAGGAGAACTGCGTCAAGCTTTACGAGTCACTGAGGAAGTACGGCTATCGCGTGCCCACATTCGTGTGGCAGGACGACGAGGGCGAACTGTGGATCGAGGACGCGCACCAGCGCCAGAAAGTGCTCCGGAGGATGGAGGAGCGCGGCTGGAACATCCCGAAGATCCCGTACGTTAAGATCTACGCGAAGGACAGGAAGGAGGCCGCGGAGATGCTGTTGCAGATCAACTCGCGCTATGGCGTTTACAATCCAGAGACGACGTTCCTTGACGAGTTTGGCATCGATCTTGATTTCCTCGATGAAATAGAGATCCCAGAGTTAGATTCATTATTAGAGGAATCGGCGCCCGAAATTGTAGAGGATGAAGTGTCCGAACCTCCAGCGGAACCGTTATCTAAAATGGGTGATTTGTGGATTTTAGGGAGGCATAGAGTGCTGTGCGGTGATGCAACGAAAGCGGAAGATGTTCAGAGGTTGATGGATGGTAAGAAGGCGGATGTGTGCTTCTGCGATCCCCCGTATGGAATTGATTTAGATACTAATAGATTTAAAGATGTACCCTCACAGGATTTTAAAACATTAAAAAGAAATCAATATGTTGATTTAGTTAATGATGATATTCTATTCAATTTTACATTATTTAAAGATTTGTCTATTAAAGAACAATTTTGGTGGGGTGCTAATTATTATTGTCAAGATTTACCAAAAGGGGGAGTATGGTTTGTATGGGATAAAAAGAAAGAGGGGATGGAAAACACACTTGGCGGGGAATTTGAATTATGTTGGTCAAAACAACTACACAAATCAAAAATATTAAGAATTTTATGGACGGGGTTTTTAACAAAAGAGCAAGACGAAAAAAGAGTGCATCCAACACAAAAGCCAGTTAAATTATGTTCATGGTTTCTTAATAAATTTAGCAAAGAAAACGACATAATAGCCGACTTCTTTTTAGGAAGCGGAACAACTTTAATAGCAGCAGAGCAGTTAAACAGAATTTGTTACGGTTGCGAGATAGACCCGCATTACGTAGATGTTATCTTAGACCGCTACGCGAACTTCACGAATGATGATCCCGTAAGAGAGGCAGATGGCATGAAGTGGAGCGAGCTAAAAAAGTTACAATCTGTTACATGAGACGATGCCAAACAAGGATTATATTCTGACGGATCAGCGCATAAAAAACGCGTACACGAATATTATGAAGGAAAAGAAGCGCGTGCCCTCGCAGGCGGAGGTCGCGGAGTTATGTAACATCACGCGCGCCACAGTTAACAGACATCTTCGGCATATCGATCTCCACAAACTCGTCGAGCCGTTCAAGCTGTTCGGCAATGAAGTCCTCAGCGGGCTGCTGAAGAGGGCCGCGAAAGGCGATGAGCGTGCCGCGCGGCTGTTCCTCGCGCTCGTGTTCGATTGGCGCGAGACGCATGAGGTGGAAGGCAAGATAGACAGCGATGTGAACTTCCGGATAGAGTTCGTGGACGCGGGCGGCCCGAAGGAGGACAAGAAAAAAAAGGATGGAGCTGACAACTGGTAAGTTCCCGTTCAATCCAAGATTCCACGAGTTCCTCAAGGAGAACAGGGACAAGTTTATCCTGCTGCTGCACGGCGGCGCGGGCTCCGGCAAGTCCGTGGCCATCTGCCAGGACATCATTTATCGCAGCCTGACGGAGCGCGACATAAGGACGCTCGTGCTGCGCAAGACCGGCCCCTCGCTGCGCATCTCCACGTTCCAGATGCTGCTGGATCTGCTTGATGAGTACGGGTTGCCGTACTACGTGAACCGCACGGACATGACGCTGAGGATAAGGAACAACATCATCTGGTGCCGCGGCCTTGACGAGGAGCGCAAGAAGAAGAGCGTGAACATAAATTACGCGTATTTAGAGGAGGCGACCGAGTTCACGTATTCCGAGTTCCTCCAGATCAAGCTCAGGGCGCGCAGGCAGAACGACTCCCAGAACCAGATTTATCTGTCCTTCAATCCCGTAGACGCGTTCTCATGGGTGAACATCGCGGGACTGCAACACTTGCGGCCGAACATGGCGGCGATGCACTCGACCTATCACGACAACGTGAGGTTCCTGCCGAGTGAGTATGTCGAGGAGCTGGAGTCGCTGAAGGATCAGGACGAGAATTACTATAAGATTTACACGCTCGGGCTGTTCGGTGAGTTGAAGAACCGCGTCTACACGAAATACTCCATCGGGTCGCACCCGTCATTCGAGTGGGACGAGACAATTTACGGGCTCGACTTCGGCTTCAACAATCCGACCGCGATGGGCGAGATCAGTATAAGGGACGGCGAGTATTATCTGCGCGAGTTGCTGTACCGCAAGAGGATGACGAATCAGGATCTCATTGATCTGCTGCCCAGGCTGCTGCCCGATGACGCGTGCATATATGCGGATAGCGCGGAGCCCGCTCGCATTGAAGAGATCAGGCGCAAGGGCTATGATGTGCATCCATCGGACAAGTCAGTAAAGGATGGCATCGACTTCGTGAAACGTCAGAAGCTCCATGTAGACGAGGGCAGCTCGAACTGGATCGCGGAGTTGCGCGGCTACAAGTACAAGGAGGACAGGGACGGCAATGTGCTTGACGAGCCCGTGAAGTTCCGGGACCACCTGATGGATGCGATGCGATACGCGATCTACACGCATGCGCGGCAGCAGGGGCAGGTCGTCAACCTCGGCGGGCTCGCGGAGGCGTTTAATGGTTGGTGATACGCAAAATTAAGTTTATGCCGCGCAAAAAAGCAGGGCAAAAAAGCAGGGCGTTCTTAAGGTCGAGAAGAGGGGGCATCGCATGCGGCATCTATAAACTTTATATAGTCTTATAACAACTTATAATAAAGTATAATAAAAGAAGGAGGAGAAAAAAGCGATGCGTAAAAGCGACGAGTGGACCGCAATCCCCGTGAGGAAAGTCACGCGGGCCAAACTGAAGAAAATGGGAAAGAAAGGTGAAAGCTATGACGACCTTATTTCGGGATTGATAAAGAAGGGTGGAGGTAACGATGGATAAAAAAGAAATAATGGATTTTTTGAGTGATGCCGAAATCACTGTAAAGATCATTTTTGATGATGAAGTTGTCGGTGAGTTGCACAAGGACTTTTTAGAGTGGTTAGAAGTCCACCGAGAAGGGGGTGGTTCTCCATACGTGATTTTATTTCCTGAAAGCGTAGATCGGTTTGATGAAAGAAGAGTGGAAATCATAATAAGAAAGGATGGAGAGAAACATGACTAAACAACGCTATGATTGGGATAAACTTAGTGATGATAGAGACCAGTGATAAAAATTAATATATCTTAATAAAACTTATCTCCAGTCATAAACACATGCCATTGAAAATGCCGTTTTGGTCGCGCCTGCTGGCGAAGAAAGCCGACAGCATAGAGGCAATCGAAAAGGACGCTCCGACGCCTTGGCAAGCGGTCGTGGACAGCATGAAGCCAAAGCAGAAGACGATCGACCAGATCGCGCACGATATAGAGACTGTGCGCATCCCGCAACTGCGACACGTGTGCCGGAAAACGCCCAGCATCGTGAACGCGATGGCGGTGCTGAAGGAGACGGTGTTCAAGAACCGATTCGAATGGATCCCGAACTTCAAGTCCAGGTGTCCCGTCTGCGGCACGGAGTTCGACAAGCTGGTGGACACATGCCCGAAATGCGGAGTCGCCGCGGTGGAGCCGGACGTGAACCAGAAGAACCATGCGGACGAGTTCTTCAAGAACGTCAACGAGTTCAACCAGAGTCTTATCGAGGTGCTCGGCATCGCGGAGGACGAGATCAACATGGTGGACCACGCCTTCCTGTGGTTTGAGAGGGAATACAAGTTCATCCCGTCATTATTGCATCCCGGCAATTACGATCTCAGCAGCGCGAAACTCGTCGCGATAGAGGAGGTCCCGCCAGAGTACGTGACTCACAATCTCAAGAAGGAGACGCACCGGCACAAGGACGAGTATTTCTGCTATCGGCACCGGGAGGTTGTGCACGAGCTGCCGGGCCACTGTCCCGAATGCCGCTGCGAGCTCGCGCGCGCATGGTACAAGTACAAGGACGAGAGCAAAACGGTATATTACGCGCGAGACGAAATCATCGACTGGACGTTCTACGATGCGAGAAGCCACCCGCCGATATACAGCATCCTGAAGAAGGTGCTGGTGGAGTGGGGGATGGACAACGAGCTGTATGAGCGTTTCTGGAACAAGCAACTGCCGAAAGACATCATCGCGGTGACAACATCAAATCTTTCCTCATTGGACAAGACGAAGACGGAGATTATCAGGCAGGCGAAGAACCACGAGATCCCGTTCGTGGGCATACAGAGCGAGACGGGCAGGGGCACGATTCAGAAGATCCCGCTGCTCGACGATTCCATCGCCGATCTGACAAATATCTCCACGCGGGACCAGATAAAGAAGGACATAAACACGGTCTACGGCGTGGTGCCGCTGTACGCGGCGGACGTTGAACATGCATCGGCCCTGTCAGGCGAAGGGCAGCAACTGCTCGTGCAGGAGGACAGGGCGAAGGCGAAGCAGGCGACGTACAATGAGATGATCCTGCCCAACATAATGAGAGCGATGGGCATAACCGACTGGCTGCTGCAATTGAAGCCGCCGACGGAGGAGAGCGAGCTGCGAAAGCTTCAGGTGAAGGCGCAGGAGATACAGAACGCTAATATGATGTTGCAGATGGGTTTTGATGTGGATCTGGACGACGACGGTAACTTCACGTTTTCCGGCGAGGCATCCCGACCCGACATCACGGCACCGTCACCGTTCGCTTCTTCAATATCAAAAGGGAGAACATATATCGAAAACCCTAAAGACGCGCCAGAGGGCGCAAACGTGCAACAAGGAGAACGTGGGGGATATTACTATGAATCAGAGGGGGAGAAAGAAGAGGAGGAAGAGGAAGAAAGAGAACGCGTTGTAAGAGAAATCCCAATAGCTAAAAATACTAAAGAAGCAAACGAGATAAGTAAAAAATATATTAAAGGTCTCAAAAACGTTGACTGGGAAGGCGTTGATATTTCAATTGCTAATACTTTTAATAGCCAAGTTAGCAAATTACAACAACAGTATCATATAGACATAAAATATATGGGGTCCACCCAAACACACGCTAAACTAAATTATGAAGAACGGGTTAAAAGAAGCGTAGAGAATTTGACAGAAATGGGGATAGGGCGCGAGATTGCCGAAGCAACCGTAAGTCGTAAATTAAAACCTCCCGCTCCAGCAGCACGAAGCCTATGGGCTTCTTCCATTGCCACAGGAGAATATGCAGGTATTGGTTGGAACAAAGAATACAAAGACATGACAAAATTAAAAAAGTTTATGAAATCAATGGATGCCAATGTTAAATCAGGATTTCACCCTCAGGGATGTAATACCCTTGAAAGCGCGGTAACACATGAAATCGGGCATCAACTTATTGCAAATCTTGAACACGGAAAAGATAAAAAAGGATCTTCTAAGGAATATGTTAAAGCATTGCAAGATTTACATGATATACACGAGTCCGCTGATTATGAAGAGCGTAAAACAATTTCTGCATACGCAACAAAAAACTTCGATGAATTTATTGGGGAAGCATTCGCATCATATCAACATTCGGATAACCCGAGCGATTTGGCAATGAAAGTAGGAAAGTGTTTAGATGAGGTGTTTAAATAAATGATAGGAGAACAACCAATTTGTATGGATTGTAAGCATTTACATAAAAAAAACGGCTTCACATGCGATGCGTTCCCTTCAGGAATACCAGATGCAATCTTCTGGGGAGATTTTGACCATAATCAAGCATATCGGGGGGATAATGGGATTCGGTTTGAGGTCATAGAGAGCACAGAAGAGACAAAAGAAGATGATATACTTTCTTCTGAGGACATCTTGCTCGTGAAGGCGCGCTGGGAGGAGGTTCTGGAGGCGCTCAGACAGGGCGCGCTATGGCAGGACTACGCGCGGCTCAGCGGCAACGAGATAGACACGCTCAACGGCCTGCTCGCGGATGAGTTCCAGAAGACCAATGTGAGCCTTAACAGGATCACCGAAAAGATTACAGAAATCTTAAGGCTACCGGAGGCGCGCGCGCGACTGATAGGCCAAACGGAGATGGCGGCCGTGCTGAACAAGGCCCGGGAGCTTGACTACGCGGAACGCGACCCCGAGGGGGTATTCAGGTACAAGGCGCTAAATCCCGTGGACCACAGGACGACGAAATGCTGTGAGCGAATCGTCAAGCGCACGGCGCGGGGCGTGCCGATGGACGAGCTGAAGAAGATATTCAGGGAAGAGTCAGACCGGTTCGCGGCGGAGACGAACTCGAATTTCAGGTACACACGCGATTTCGTGCCTCATTACGGGTGCAGGACATCGTATGTGAGGGTGGTGAGCTGAACAAGATGGATGAAATAATGAAAAAAGGAGGTAGGGCAAAATGAAGATACTATGTATATTAGGCATTCATAAATGGAAATATTTCGATGCATTGAGACAACATCGGATATGCTTAAATTGTGGTTTGAAACAAGTAATCTTGCCTGGGTATGGAGGGCAAGAACCATGGTGTTGGATTAACGAACGATAAAAGCGATAAATTAAGATGGAGCAGGAGATATATGACGGAACGTGTCCAAGCTGCGCGGGGGACAACATCAAGACGGTAAAGAACACTGTTGTAGGTGGCAAGATACGCAGCCAAGAGAAGAGGTGCGTGGAGTGCGGGATCCCGTTCACGGTTTCGGAGAGGCGGCTCAAAGTGGCCGAGTACGAGCCTAACGGGGGCAAATGATGGGAGAGAAATGGGCAGAATTAGATTTTTGGGATGCAATGCTACACGATCTCCGATACGAAAGAGGAACTGGTGGATGGTGGAACCAAAAGGAGGAAGACAAGGATGCCGGGATTTGAGGCTTTGGTATTAAGATAGCGAACTTCGATAAAGGATGTGAGAAATGATAAATATCGGATGTGAGGGTTGTGTGAATGCGGACAAAGCGGAGCATGAATACCCATGCTGTATCTGCACAAGACTCGAAGGCATACGAACAGACCACTATAATAAAGGCGGAAAAGGAAATGCTGAAAGCGAACGTCACAGTTGATATACGCACGGACGAGATTCATAAGAAACTACTTGACGCGATTAAGAGTGGCATGGAAGACAACATTGATCGCGGCTTCCAATTATCTCAAGAGCTGATCACGGAGCAGGCGTTCGATCAAGGCGTGCTGTTGCGTAGCGGGCATATAGTCAAGATCGACGAGCTGACATATGAGATCATATATGAGGCCGAGCACGCCGCGCCCGTCGAGTATGGCGCGAACTATACGGATAAGATGCCGCCGTTGAAAGTGATCCATGACTGGCTGAGACGACAAGGGGCCAGACCCCTTAATCCTGAAGCGTTGAAGCCGATTAAGGGCTGGCTGAAGAAGCAGGGCATCATCGAATCGGTCAAGGATGCCGACGCGGACCTGTGGGCGCTCGCGTTCTTTGTCGCGAAGGACATCAAGGAGCGCGGACTAACGGCAAGGCCGTTCATGCGGCCTGCGGCGGAGGAGATGAAGCAGCACGCGGAAGAAGACGCACGCAAGCACATGGATAAGCTGAAAAAGGGCTGAGCATCTTTTTATTAAACTTTATTAAAGTTTTATATACTTATGTTCCTTATTTTCAATCGGCAGAAGGGGGTGCTGGCCTGACGGGCATTTGTCAGCTTGCATTGATCACTTCACGTTGTCATCCCGGAGAATAATTATCCTTTCGCCAAACGGAAAAAACAGGCCACCCCCTTTTGTCCGCCTGGATGATGATAAAGAGATGATGAACCACTCGAGAAAAGTGACCGACGAGAATCTCGGCGACATACTCGCATACCTGAAGACGCATGGGGTGAGCGAGACGGCGCGCGAGTTCAACATGAACCGGGTGACGCTCACGCAATCGCTGAAGCCTCTCATCGTCGGGCTGAAGATGCTGCTTATGACCATAGGTAATGTCTCGGAGCTTGAGGCGGAACGGATGGCACGCAAACTCGTCTATGGTGAGGAGCAGCAGGCCATCTTGTTGACGTATTGAAGAACAATGGCGGGAGAAGAGGAGAGGAAAAAGGAAATGATAATAGGCCGAGAGCAGATAATAGACGAACTGGCACTGGCGTTCCATCAAGCCATCATCGAATATCAACTAAAGACGAATAGGGAATGTACTGTCGCTGAAATAGTGCACGCCTTCTCCAATCTGGTTTTTAGGTGGGGTGAGGCTCACAAAATAAAAGAGATAAGAAAGGAGACGCAACGGGCCGCGCAGGAAAGAATGGGTATGCCAGTTGCGCCGTTCGGCAGCGGATAATCAACTAAATCAGCCAAACGGAAGATGGGTAGGAGACGGACCAAGGGGGAGCTGGACAGCATAAAACGGGATTTCGAGATGATGGGCTACGTGATGGAAAACGATGAGAGGGCGCTGTCATACATGATACTCGACAGGCATGTGAGTTCTTGGCCTACGGAGATCATCACCCGGATACAGAACGCGCGCGCTGCGCTTGCGAAAATAGCAGAAGATATTGGTTGTGTCAAGATAAACGGTTTGGAGGAGAAACAGGAGCTGGACGGGAATGAGGACGAAGAATAACCAACGGAAAGCGGTGATCGCGGCTGAACGGCTCATGCGGAGACAGGACGGCGGAGTCAGGGATGCGCATCACCTCATCGTGTTCGACGAGACCTATCGCAACTTCCCACAATATTATGATTTGACAAAAATTAATATATGCTCGCAAGGTTTATATAGAATTAACGAGTGACAGCTATGGGTTGGCAGGACGAGCGGCCGTGGTACAACGACCGCATATTCGAGGCTTACATCACCGAGGAGAAAGTTGACAAGCAGAGGCAGAAGTTGGACATAGACGGCATTGTCGACATCATGCCCTGGTTCGTCAAATACGGGGTGATCCATTACAAGCACACATGGATCAACTTCGGCGAGCCGCTGGCGTGGAAGCGCGAGGGCGACAAGATCAAGATCAAGGCGGGCGCGCACACGAACTTCAAAGGCCGATACCCGTACTATGACAAGATATGGGACGAGATCAAGGATTACGAGCGGCGACAGACACCACACTATATGAGCATCGGCGGATTTCCCGCTGCGGATCCCGAATGGAAATGCGATGGGCGGGAATGTTGGGAGGAGCTGAAGAAGATGGGGATAACGGAAGCCTCATGGGTCGGCAGCCATCCCGCGAACACCGGCGCGCAGGTGACTGATGTGAGCATGGCCAAAGGTGCCGGAACGGTGGAGGACGTGTTGGTCGATCTTTTGATGAGCGGGGATACGGTGCAGAAACCGTTCGGCCCGTGGGAGAACTGGGACGACTGCATGAAGGAGATGCGCAAACGGTATGACGAGGAGACCGCACAGAAGGTCTGCGGCAAGCTGAAGGCGCGACTGGAGAAGCAAAGCTTCCCGGGCGGATTCGAGGGCTGCGTAGATCACTTCATGAATGATCCCGACTTCAAGTCGCAGGGCGGCAGGACGAAACGCGAGAGCGCGGAGGCTCTGTGCGCGTATATCGGCCGCCAGACCGGAAAGATCAAATCGTATAACGATCCAGAGTTGTTGAAAATAAAAAAGGAGGTAATGGGAAAAGGAGAGATGGGAGAAGACGAGGAGAAGAAAGGAGAAGGAGAAGGAGAAGGACAGGGACAGGGACAGAACATGACGAAGGACGAAGAGGAGAAGAAGACTGAGCAGAAGCAGGAGGGGCCACCCGCCGGCGATGAGGAAGGCGGCGAGAATGATCCGCTCAAGATGATCATGGAGCGGCTGGATGCCATCGAGGCGAGACTGCAAACGCTGGAGGAGAAGCAGGGCGGCGGAACGCCATCGGAGGGGGGCGAAGAGGAGAAAGGCGCCAATCTTGGCGGTGCCACAGGCAAGCAGCCAGGCGAGCTGAAGGTGACGTTCAAGGAGATGCTGGAGGAGAACAAGGGGCTGCTCAAGACCGCGCTGGAGGAGGTGCTGGAGGAGAACAAGCTGATAGTGAAGAGTACACAGAAGCCCGATCCACAGGGGTCAGGGCAGGATAGTGGTTCCGAGGACTTCCTGGGGAAGGCCACGGAAGAGGCGGACAAGGCGAGCGGCGCTAAGGAGTTCTTCACGGCGTGAAGAGTCCAAGCGCAAGAAAAAAGAGGTGAAAAGATAACAAATGAATGAAATAAAGACATTCGAGGACTATCTGAAACTTTTTTATGGGCGGATGCTGCCGATCGAGGGCGCGCCGTTCATACAGAAGACGGATGATCCCTACGCATTGGCGAGGACGGACTTCTTCGATCCCGCGTACTCCGCGAAGATAGAGGCGTGGGCGCTGAGGTCAGACACCCTTTACAAGCTGTTGCCGAAGACGACATACATGCAGATGGGCGATTCGATCAAGTTCATCGCAAGTGATCCATACATTTACGCGACGACATCCGCGTTGCGGGTACTCGCGGAAACTACGCCATTGTTTACGAGCGTGGATACCGATATGCCAGACGTGACGGACTTCGACTACATCGAGCCCGCGTATGTCGACATACCGTGGCACGTGACCATGCAGGGGATGTTGAAATCGCAGTGGACAAGGAAGCCGAACTTCACGCCGGATCAGGCGCGGGCGTTCAACATGGAGCGGTTCGTGCATCTGCTTGACCAGGATCTGTGCATGACGTGTGACAGTTACGACTCAGGCAGGATAACGCTGGACTCGATCGACCGGATAATCTCAAGCAAAGAAGAAGACGATGCATCGTGGATCGACGCGGGCGATACGGACTTATGGCACACGCAAACAGCAGTGGATGTGGACAGGAGCGCGGCGACAACCTACGACGCGCAGGTGGATCTGCCGGCAACGGAAGCGAACAGGCAACTCACGCTTGACATGATCGACAACATTGTGGCGAGCGCAAAGAAGTACGGATCTGGCAATTACGTCGCATTCACGAACGACGATACGGTAAACGCGATCCAGAAGCTGATTGATCCGAAGGGGAGATACCTACACGGTGAAAATGAGGTGGAGATAACGGTGAATGGCGTGAAGACGCGCAAAGGCGTTGAGGCGGGTCGGATGAAGGTGTCATCCATCGTGACGAACGGGCTGACCATTCCGGTGTTCACGGATCCAAATGTGGCGGTCCCAGTGACGGGCGGCGCGGGCAATCTGTACTTCATAGATGTGGAGCACATCGAGCTGCGAGTGGCATTGCCGATCTCGTATTTCCACACGGACTTCGGTCAGCATTTCCTGCTGGTTGATACGCCGGACGTGAAGCACGAGATATTCTTCGGCGGGCAGCTCCTCGCGGACAAGTTCTCATGCCACGCGGCGATCAAGTGCATAGCGAAGGCCACATAGAGGACAACGGGTGAACAAGAGATGGAAAGAAGAGACGAAATCGACCTGCTATTGATAGGCAGCATCCCGGAGGGCGCACCGTTAGCGGAACTGATACACGGCGGCGAGGAGCTTGACCTCTCGGTGGCCGACGCGATCGTGGATCTCGTGCCGGCGCGACGCGTGACGAAAAACTCACTGGTGCTTGAGGCGTTCGCTATCGTGACGGAGGTGCTCGCGGGTGACACGGAGGATCAAGCAGTGATAACGATCTATGAGGATGCGGCCTCGCCTGTCTCATTAGGCGAGATCGCGTTCGCGGATACGGGCGGTGACGCAGTTGGCGACATACGGCTGAGGACCGCGCTTGCGGATAATGCTGCGGCGAATCCAGCTGCGGGCAACAAGAAATACTACGCGAAAGTGACGACACCGACGAGCGGAACAGGAGCCGCGGGCAAGGCGAAAGTGTACATAAGATGGATAAGGGGCTGAAAGAGAGAGGAGGAAAGACGATAATGGCAAAACCGAGGAATAGGGACATACACGAGGACGGCAAGCTGCACGTGGTCTACGAGGGTCCGACCGGCGGACTCGGGATCAAGGGGATGTTGTTCCCGCACGGCGTGGAGACGCGGCTGAGCCCGACCAAGGTGGACAGGATACCGGAGGAATACTGGAAGACGCTGAGAATAGTGAAGCCGGGCTGATGCAGGGCGTACTGGCATGCGCAAGTTCGGTTGCGGCGATCACAGCGATCACGTATCTCGAAACGAAGGCGATGGAGCGAGGCATCAACGGGAAGCTGTTCGCCATTGTGATAGCGACAATCGCGGGATTGGGCGGCTTTTTTGTCCGGGACATCTTTGCGGTGATAGGTTGAGATAGGAGGAAAGGAAAATATGGCGCTTGGAGTGGATATAATACAGGGCAGCGCGTCGGACGTCCGGGCGGATACAATCACGGGCAGTCTGGCGAAGGCCGTGCTGGATAAGGTTGACGCATACACGAGCAAGCAGGAAGATGTCGTGGAGATAACCACGCAAGTCTTTGGCGGATACGTGTTCGTGATGATCCTGCACAAATAAATGAACGAGAAAGGAACCTATAAGGAATGCGTGGACTGCCACAGGCTGTTCCTGCAACGGAATTTCGAGAAGCGATGCCCGAAATGTGATGCTAAAAGAGAGAAAACTAAAGGAGGAGCGATGAGACGACAAGATGCAAGTGAAGAAAGGCGACACGGACATAACGGTATATTTTCATCTTAAAAACGATTCGGACAGCAAGTCAAAAACCGGCTTGACTTTTGAAAGCGCAGGCGCAGTCGCCTCTTACATCCGCACACGCGGACTGAGAACCGCCATCACACTCGCCACACTCGCTTCCGCAAACGCCACGCATTCAGATGGCGGCTTCATTGAGGTTGACGGCACAAACGCCAAAGGTTTGTATCGGTTGGACGTACCGGATGCCGCATTCGTCACTGGCGTTGACGAGGTCATTATCCACATAGGATTCACGGACGTTTTCGAGGATTCGCTTGCTGTTGTACTCGTGGACGAACAGGTCGGCTCAGGCGCCTTGAGCTGCACATGGACGCAGAAAGACGAAGACGAGAACACGATGGACAACGTGCAGGTCTGGATCACCACGGACGAGGTAGGCGCGAACGTGATCGCGGGCACTCTATTGACGAATGCCTCTGGAGAGGCAACATTCATGCTTGATGCGGGCACATATTACGTGTGGCGCGAAAAGGCGGGCCACAACTTCACGAACCCGCAGGAATGGACGGTGAGCTGAGAAGAAATGGGAACGACTGGCGGAGCATCAGACGGCTCGGAAGCGACAGGCGCGACTACGTACTGCACGAGCCTCGAGGTCGCGAGGTTCTTGCACGCGAACGATGGCGCGGACTTCAGCACATCCACGAAGCCGACGAAAACGACCGTGGAGGACATCATCAACCGCATGGAAGATCTCATAGACGAGCGGACAAGGCACGCGTGGCGGGCCGTCACCGTGACGAACGAGTATCATGACTACCACAGGGACTTTTACAGGAGTGGCATCGCCTATCCGACCGGAAGGATGCCATGCCGGTGCGTGCATCTGAACCATCGTGGCGCGCACGCGTTCACGTCAGGCACGCACAAGATAGAGATAAGGGACGACGGCGAGTTTGTCGATCTCGTGCTGGAGGCGAACGGTTACGAGGAAGGTTTTGACAAAGACTACTGGATCGATTACGAGAACGGCGTCATCTACTTTAAGGGCGAGGAGCCAGACAGCGGCAGGGACACGGTGCGCGTGACCTACGAGTATGGCGAGACGGCCGTCCCGGGCGACATAAAGGAGGCGTGCATCAAGCTGGTGGCGATCGACCTCATGTACTCGGAGGACTGGACGGTGATGACGATGGATAACATCGACAAGATCGACCTGCGCGGGAAGGTGGACGCGTGGAAGAAGGACATCGATGAGATGCTGGCAAGGCGCGAGGAACTCCTCATCGCCTGAAACTTTTCTTAAAAAGAAAAGGGCTGTTAAAAAATAATATTTATTAATAAGATTTTTATACAATCATGTATGAGTGAAAAGGGAGCAATCCCGCAATCATACTATCAAGCGAAAAGGAGGTGAAAGACATGAAAAAGATATTTATGGCGGCGGCTTTTGTGGCGATATTTATGGCGGCGGCTTTCGTATCGACGATTGCTATCGGTGCTGATGGCGTGTACATAGTTGGCATGGTATTGGATCAGAACAAAGATCCCATCGACGGCGCGGTCATAAGCGTGTATGACAGCAAATTAAGCAATGTGATGTATGGTGAGGGGATAACGGATTCAACCGGTAATTACAACATCAAACTCAACGACAGTTCAGTGGGAAGGCATGTGGACATCTACTATCAGAAGGGTGTATGCAAGCGTCAGGAGTTCGGGTTGCTGATTCCTTTTGCGAACTACGCATCCCGCCCGCTCTATACGTATATGACAGTATCGGATGACGACAACTCAAATGGCGATAGCGCGTATTTAAAAATCATGGTGTACGACTATCCGTCCGGCATCGCGATAAAAGACATGCCAATCATGATTGAGAATGCGTATCGCACGAACATAATCGCTACGGGGACGACAAACGCGAACGGTGTTGCGACCATAGAAGTGCCGATGACAGAGGTGAACGTGTACGCGAATCTGGACACGGTGCAGCCAAGAATCTATCCTGGCCAGGAGCTTGGTGTGCATCCGGTGAAAGATACCACGAGTCCCGTCTCCATTTACGTTGGTATCAAATAAAAACGGCTTTTTGAAGGCACAACTCGTTTCCCGGCAATAAACGGGTTAGCCTCTTTTGTTTTTGGTTTTATTAAAAATTAATATATCTCATGAAGTTGAATTCATAATCGAGGGACGGGAGTGCTATTGTAAACAACGATAAAGCTCCTAACCGATAATCACAGTCAAGAATGAAGCAAGCGATCGCTCCCTCCCCTCTAAAAGAACAAGTGAGTGAGTGAGTAAGCAGGGAATGGGCGAAGAGGACATAGTGGGGATAGTAGAATTGATGTTGAATACCGATTGGATTACTGAAAATGTAGCGAAGCCCACGATCATCGCACAATGGGATGAGAAGCGGGTGAATCTGCGTTCCGGCGATCTCATACTCATTTACGAGACGTCCGGCTTGAGCAAAGAGCAGGGCGATCTCACTTACAGCACTGAGGACAAAACGGGGCTTGTCTCGCTGGACATCCGGACGGTCATGTCAAAAGCGAGATTCAACGCGCTCTACACTGAAGTGGAGCGCGTACGCAAAGCCGCACGAAAAGCGCCGCATGCCGATTGGGACATCCTGAATTTCGTGCGAAGGACGCTGTTCCATCGCCCGGGATCGTGGCGCGGCGTGGTCGATTACCGGTTGGAGAAGTATAACGAGGCGCTTGACTGACACAAAATGGGAAAAGGCAGCCGATTGAAACGGGAAAAAGGAAGAGAAAATCGTACGAAAAGCACATCAAGAAAACCACACATCCTTTCATACGTTGAGGCATCACGGATTCTATCAGATAGCTATTTGCCAGAGAATGTGATCAGATGGGAAGTACGACACATAAAACAAAAAAAGGAGGCGATATAAAGGGAAAATGGTATTGTTAGCATCGCTGGCCCAGTTGGGCTGGGCAGAGGAAACAGATTTCGGCGAGACGCCAACGGCAGAGGCGCAGACGGGGGCATTCGGCATACTGAGGGAGAAAGTGCCATTGCCAGATCCGAAACGGGCATACGACATATATCGGGTCATAGGGAGCTTATCGCGAATACCCTCGTTCGTGGACAGCAACGAGCTTGTCCACGAGGGCAGCATCCCGTTCACCGTACAGAACGGCAAGGCGCTCGTGTTCGGGCT